GCCTTTATGAAGACGGTGCCTACGAAAGATCGCTTCTAGGTCTACCAGAAGAACAGCGCAGAAAGCTGCTCGACGGTGACTGGTCAATCGTAGAAGGAGCGGCCTTTGCAGAATTTAATCCAAAGTATCATGTCTGTACTCCCTTTGATATCCCACATGAGTGGCGTCGTTTTCGAGCTGCTGACTATGGTTACAGCGCACCGGCTTGTGTACTTTGGTTTGCAATTGATCCTTCTTATGACACGCTCTACGTCTACAGGGAACTCCACGGATCAGGAATGACCGGGGTAGCCCTAGCCGAGAAAGTCCTCAGGTTAGAAGAGAATGAGAAGATATCTTATGGTATCCTCGACTCCTCTGTCTGGCATGACCGTGGAACCTATGGTCCTACAGTCGCTGAAGAGATGATCGGAGCAGGCTGTAGATGGCGTCCGTCAGACAGATCTAAGGGATCACGCTCTGCCGGTAAGAACCGACTACACGAGCTATTTAAGCTACGTGAACTACCCTTTGGTGAGAAACGTGCAGGTATCATATTCTTTGATAACTGTCGTCAGATCATCTCAGACATCCCAGCTATCCCTACCGACCCAGATCAGGGTGAAGACATCGACGTTCGCTATCCACACGACCACGGATATGACGCCCTACGTTACGGCATCATGTCAAGACCTCGTGCTGAATCGCCACTCGATTGGGGTAGGGCTCCTCAGAGTAAGTATATCCCGGCTGATAAAGTCTTCGGATACTAAATGAAAAGGAACTGCCATTGACGTATAAGGTCTCCCGTAAGGAACGACGTAAGAGTCTACAGACCCAGAGTAAGCCTGAACCTTCCATCGGATTGGTCAGCATCAGACCTAAGACAGACAATCAGAGTCTGGCATTTGAGGGTTGGGGGTTAGATAAACACCTCTTCCTTCACGGTCTACCGGGTACGGGTAAATCCTTTGTGGCACTATATCTAGCACTGAAGTCGGTATTTGCAGGTAAACAAAAGCGGGTAGTCATTGTAAGATCCGCCGTCCCTACCCGTGATATCGGCTTCATGCCGGGTTCTGCCACTGACAAGATGAAGAACTACGAGGCCCCTTATGTTGGTCTTTGTTCTCAGCTCTTTGGTCGTGGCGATGCCTATGACATTCTTAAGCAGAAGAAGATTATTGAATTCATGCCTACCTCGTTTATCCGAGGGCTTACGATTGATGATGCAGTCATTGTCATCGAAGAGGCTCAGAACATGAGCTATCAGGAAGTACGTTCTGTCGTCACTCGATTGGGTGATAACTCACGCTTCATCATTAACGGAGACCTTGAACAAGACGACCTTTCAAGTGAGCGTTTCAAAGAAGAAACCGGTCTCAAGAAGCTTATGGGTGTAATGAAGAAGATTCCTTCTATCACCTTTATCGAATTCGGTATCGACGATATTGTCCGAAACGACTTCATCAAAGATTTCATCCTCGCAGAATATAACCTCATTTAAAGGAAAAACAATGGCTCCGTATAAAACTAAGTCTAAAGGTCGTGGCTCTATGAAGGGTGGTTCAGACAGTGTTGTATCTCGTACGACTGTCACCCCACTGGGTAAAGATCAGCCCTATGTTTCACAGACCTTTCCTATGGATGGTTCCAAGGCAGAGAAGCCAACATGGAATCAAGGAGACGCTAAGTTCTTCCCGGTCACTACGAAAGGTAAGTAAGTATGGATGATAACATCGTCAAGTTTCCCGGCGTCGAAGAGGTTGAATATACCGAACTCGAAGGTCTTTTTGGAGACCACCCAAATCTTCTGAATGTATATGAAGCTGCAAAAGAAAGAGACTTTGACCACGTTATTATCATTGGTACTTACGAAGACAAAGAGAATACCTACTTCTCCTCTAGTAACCCTGATCCAGCAAAGATCATGTGGGACATCGAGAAGGCGAAGTTTATGCTGTTGAATTCCTTTATGGCCTTCGCAGATAACCCATACGACGAAGATGAATAAGGAGAAATAAATGGCTAACGAAACTTCGAGGAGCATCATTGCTGACAAGCTTGCTAACCTCATCGCACCGGGTGCCAATGGTGACGATCTCGCCAACGCCCTCCGTTCTGGTTCTAAGTTTGTAGTTCTGACACAATCGGCTTATGACGCCCTTGCTGTTAAAGACGTTAACACCATCTACATCACAACGCCATGACGGTATACCTCGGGACTACCCAGACGAGTAACTTCTATCTGGGAACAACCGCCCTATCTGTCTACGTAGGAACGACTCAGGTAAACAACGGTGACGTCGATATTTATCGTCTAGCAACCAGACTTTATGGTCCGGGGTACAACGCAGAATCTGGCCAGTTGACTGGTGACGGTACTGCCAAGACTTACTCGGCAACCTTTGTGAATGAGAGTGGCGCACCTATTGCGACAGCAGCTCTCGTATTCCAAGGTTGGTATCTCACATCGTCTGGCACGACTAACACGGGTAACACCTTTGACGTTACAGGGAACATTGAGTATCCAGTCGGTGGTACGACTAACGCAATCGCGACCACGACTGTACCCGATGGTTCTCATATCCAGACTCCAGACGTTACCCTCGGAACTGCAATCCCCGTTGGTGGAAGTTTCAAGGTCAACCTCTCTTCGACGGTTCCTAACCTTTCTAAGTATATCATCCGTCTCGGCTTTGCAGGTATCCTGAATAAGGCCAAGAGAAGCACCCTCAAGAAGGTGTCACTCTTCGCAGTCGGTGACTCTATCATGACTAACAACAGCGGTGCAGTATATAACGCATCCTCCGGTAGATGCCCTGCCTATCAAGTGTCTATCACTGGTACGACGGCACAGACCTACGGAGCCACCTCTGCTGCTAACTTCGCCAAACAGACTGCCCTTGCAGCGACACTGGGTACCACCCACGTAATCTCGAATTTCGGTACGAACGACTTCGGTGCAGCAACCTCGTTGGCGAATACCCAGACATACCTGAACAACATGAGGAACCTCGTTCGTTCGAACTCTATGAAGTTTGTCCAGACCACGATGCTTCCTCGTACGAAGACTTCTATCGCTAACGTTGCTGTAAGCTCTGTAACCTCTTCTGGTACGACTATGACGGCTACGGTGGCAGACGCCTCTCAGTTCACAGTCGGTATGCCTTATACCTTCTCTGGTGCCACACAGACTGAATACAACGGAACACACATTTGTACCGCACTCAATTCTGGTACGACTGTTTCATTCCTCTTCGCTGGTTCTGGTACTACCCCGGCAACCGGTACTATCACTCTGATACCTTGGAAGCCTACTACGTCTCCGGGTCATCTGACTCCGTACAACACATTCTACAACAACGGATCTGGTTCTGACCGTGGTCAGTTTAACTCTTGGGTACGTGGTGGTAACTTCGACGGCTACATCGAATGGGCCGATGCTGTTGAACCCTCTAGAGATTCTAATCTATGGAAGATCGGTGGTGAGGATACCTTCCTCCCTGCGGTACAGTCCATTACAGTGTCTTCTGTCACCAATACGTCTCGCTTCAATTCGGACTACAACCGTGGCACGAACACGATCCAGAACGGATTGGTTCAGGCAATCACTGGTGCAAACGTAGGTGTAGTAAAGCCCGGTACATCCAATACCAACGGTGACATCACGGTGGCATCTGCATGGACGAACACACAGGTCGTCGGTGATACGTACTACGCCTTTCCGGGTGTAGGCTACATCTCTGATGATGGTACCCACCCACGAGTATCCTCTGGCGGTAAAGGCGGACAAGCAATCCTCGATGCAGCAACAGTCACATGGATCACCGCTGCCCTCGTTTAACTTTAAGGAGTAATCAATGGCTTCATTTATGAATGAGATGCCGCTCAATAAGGACCTATCAGTAGAAACGTCTGCGGACCCTTCTTCTGCGGTATCAGTTCCTGAAGCCACTGACGTTCCTCAGGATAATCGGAAGTACTCTAAACTCGTAGAGAGCATTAGAGAAGACTACGAACGATCCAAGAGGAAACGTCAGGCCGACGAGAACCGCTGGCTTGAGTGCTACAGAAACTATCGTGGAGCCTATGGTCCTACGACACAGTTCACATCGACAGAAAAGTCTAAGGCGTTTATCAAGATTACGAAGACTAAGGTCCAAGCCGCAGTGGCTCAGATCTGTGACGTACTCTTTGCAGGTAACAAGTTCCCTATCGGTATCGATCCTCCGCTTATCCCATTGGGTGTGGCTGAGGCTATACACATCGATCCTACGGGACAGTCTAAGCCTCCGGGTCAAGGTCCACAACCTGCTGGTCCTCCGAAGTCTTCCCAGATGGACCCACACATAGCCAAGCTATTCGGTCCTAAGAAGGCATTGCTTGAGCCTGTTAAGGATGACATCCTGCCGGGTCCGGGACTTCTGCCGACAGACATTACGTTTGAACCTGCCAAAGATGCAGCACGTAAGATGGAAAAGAAAATCCTCGATCAGCTTGACGAGGCCAATGCTTCTAAGTCCCTACGTTCTACGATCTTCGAAATGGCACTACTCGGAACTGGTATCTTTAAGGGTCCATTCGCAGTAGATAAAGAATATCCTAAATGGGGTGAAGATGGAACTTATAGTCCTGACATACGTACTATCCCTTGGATGGAATACGTATCTTGCTGGGATGCTTTCCCAGACCCTGATGCCCGTAACATGGCAGAGGCTGAGAAGTTTATCCAGAGACATCGTATGTCTAAGAGTGAACTACGCCAGCTTAAGAAGCGTCCCTTCTTCCGTGGTAAGAACATTGAAAAGCTCATCGCTGAAGGTTCTAACTACACTCAGGAATATTGGGAAACCTCTCTTACTGAAGTAAACCAGAATGACCAGACGATCAACGAACGTTGGGAAGTCCTTGAGTATTGGGGTCTTGTAGACACTGATGCAGCCAAGGAACTCGGCCTTAAGATTCCGAAGTCATTCAAGGGTCACGATGAGGTTCAGGTAAATGTCTGGATCTCTGGTGAACATGTCATTCGACTGGTCTTCAACCCTTTCAACCCTGCTCGTATTCCTTACTGTGTCGTACCATACGAAGTCAATCCTTACTCCTTCTTTGGTGTAGGTGTTGCCGAGAACATGCTCGATACACAGCTTCTCATGAATGGCTTTATGCGGTTGGCAGTAGACAATGCTGCACTATCCTCTAACGTCATCCTAGAAGTCAATGAGGATTACCTCGTTCCGGGTCAGAACATGGAAGTCTACCCCGGTAAGATCTTCCGCCGTTCAGGTGGACCACCGGGTCAGGCTATCAACTCTATCGATATCAAGTCTCATACCAACGATAGTCTCATGGCCTTCGATAAGGCTCGTGAACTCTCGGATGAAGCAACCGGTATGCCCTCCTACGCACATGGTCAAACAGGTGTCAACGGTGGTGTAGGTCGTACTGCTTCTGGTATGTCGATGCTCATGGGTGCAGCAGCTCAGAACATTAAGGCTGTCGTTCGCAACATTGATGACTATCTCCTTGCCCCAATCGGTAAGGCACTCTTCGCATTCAACATGCAGTTTAACTTCTCTGAAGATTATATCGGAGATCTTACTGTTGTTGCCAAGGGTACAGAAAGTCTCATGCGTAACGAAATCCGTTCTCAGCGACTTCTCCAATTAGCACAGTTTGCAGCACCTAACCCTGCGATGGCTCCGTTCATCAAGTGGGATTATATCCTCAGGGAGTACGCTGCTTCACTGGATCTCGAAGAAGACAAGGTTGTCAACGATCCTCGTGCTGCCGGTATTCAGGCACTTCAGATGAAGAAGATGCAGGAACTCATGGGCCAGCCGGGTGGTGATCCTAACGCTCCTCCCACAGAGGGTGGGGCTCCTAGCCCTTCTGACCCCGGTGGTAACGGCAATGGAAACATAGCCCCCGGTAATGCACCCGGTCCCGGAGCAGCAGGATTCTCTAGCAATCAGGAACCCGTACCTGCATGAAGAAGACAGTAGCAAATGAACTCTACACGTTTGTTAACACGAAGGCGAACATGGATGCATTAACGCTCTATGTCAACCTTCGGATTGAAGCCCTGAAGAATGATCTAACCTCCGTAAGAGATTGGGAGACGGTCAATAAACTTCAGGGTTCAATCGCTGAACTCAAACGGATCTACACACTAAGAGATGAAGTCAATAACCCGAAGGATTAGTAATGGATAAACTAGCTATTAGATACGTTACTGACGACGGTAATGGTGGTAAGACGGAGAAGTTCGTAGATGCCAATACTGGGAAAGAGATCTCTGATACCTCTGGCTATCAAGTCATGGATCACTATGACGAAGGTCTGGAAGACACTTCTAACGGCTTTGCTTCTAACCCATTTGCCGCAGTTGACATCACCTCGGAAGAGGCTGACACAACCGACCGTATCCAACGGACTGGCGAAGGTAATGGTGATCCTTCTCGTTACTTCAATCCTGACAACAATCCTGACGCATCTAATAACTTCGGTTATATCCAACAGCCAAAGGCTCTCGGCCTTGCCTCACTGATCCCCGGACCTTTGGGTATGGCTGCTAAGGGTGTCAAGACTGTCATGGGTATTCAGAATAACATCGGTGCCCAAGACGCCCGTGAATACCTAGGGCTGGAGAAACAAGGGCTGATGTCCCAGCTTGGTAACGTTGCTCGTGACCGTAAGGGTTACATAGGTGACGTCCAGTTTGCAAACAACCCTAATACTTATGCAGTTGGTCTGGATGCTCAAGACTCTAAGAAGCGTACCACACTAACCCCTGACGAAGCCCGAAAACGTGGCCTCATGGCAGGTGGTCTTACGGAGGCTACAAGAGAAGAGAAGCAACAGAACCTCAAAGACTTCAAGACGGACAAGAAGGCAGTACTAGAGCATAGTCCACTCGGACAGCTTGGCCTCCCTCAACCGGCTGATAGGTCATCCATCCCGATGGCTAATTCTAGTGAGCTTAAGAACTCTGGTGCAGCCTCCCCACAGTCCCTCGCCTATCATGGCCTTGGACTTGCAGACTTCGCACCATCGAACGACCCTGATCTACCGACCCGTGATATGGCTAAAGTCAGTTACGATCTGGCTAACGCTGGACGATCTGAGATCCCCTCGAGTGGTATCGGTTCTAAAGTATCTGATGTCGTGACTGACGTTCTGGGTGCGGGCTACACAGTAGGTGTTACATCTGGTCAAGAGCCAGCAGGGCACAAGGCTGTTGGTACTGCACACAGACATCCTGAAGGTTGGGCTGCCGATCTACATATTACTGACCCACAAGGTCGTGTACTAGATCAGAGTAACCCACAGGATCGTCAGGCTATCAAGGATGTCGCCACAGGTATGGCTGCTCGCTACGGTGCAAACTTTGGCATGGGCAACGAGTACATGGGTAACACCACGATGCACATCGACACTATGGATACTTCCAAAGTTAAGGGTGCTGGTAAAGAATGGGCAAGTCTCGGTAAGCAATGGGCTGGTGATCTCGAAGAGGCTCGTCAGACTGGTGTCATGCCAAGTCAATACTATGACGTACAGAACCCACCTGAACCTAAGGCGAGACCACAACAGTTTCCTTCCTTTGCTCAGGAACCAGAACAGAAGACGGTTGACGCAAATCGTTGGAATGGTGTTACTGATCAGGACAGGCAGCTTATGGCTCAGACACTGGCCGGTGAAATCGATCCGTCTAAGACAGACCTCAGCACTCCAGCAGGACGACAGGAAGCCTATGGTATCCTCTCGACTGTGGAGAACAGAGCACCTAAATACGGTGGTGTATCTAAAGCCATTCAGGCACCTCAACAGTATTCTACTTGGAATAATGATGCGGCTAAGAACACTGCACTGACAAACTATAACGCACATCCTGAAACCTACTCTGGTCTTGTCAACTCTTATATGGCTGACCCAAAGAGTAACCTTGGTTTCACATCTTATCATGCAACTACCGTTAATCCCGGTTGGTCTGCTGATATGCAGAATGCAACTGAGATTGGCCCACATAAGTTCGGTGTTATTGCAGACCAAATGACTGACCCGACTAAAAAGACTGCTGCTCAGAATCTAGTACAACCGAAGACAGTGTTTAACTCTACCCCTGTGACATCACCGATGGCACCAACGGGTGGGATGGTAGGACAAGATAGTTCTTCCTTCATGTCTAAAACTGTTTCGAACAAACCTGCAACCAATCAAAGTACCGCACCAACCGCCAACGTTTCTGGAACTGGATCTTCGAAGTCCAATGACAGTACACGTCAAAGTGGATTGATGAGTACTCCGACTGTATCTTCTAAATCGACTTCAGTAAGTCAGAAAGAAAAAGATAAGGTCACGACTGGTGGTGGTTGGGGTCAAAGAGCTTAAAGCCAGCCCCATCTTTAACATCAACAGGCTACCCATCAACCTCGCTGAGGCGAATACTTGGTGGCCCCATAAGGAGAACAAATGTCTAAGTATCGTAATATCCGTAAAGACGCTGAAGATCTTGCAACCGATGAAATGGAACAAGAAGAAAAGCTTCTTGCCGAACCTGCCAAAACCGTCGAAGACGAAATGTGGAAGAAGAGGTATGGAGACCAACAGAGGTATCTCAATCAAGTCAAGGGGGAACTCAAGACTAAGACTGAGGAACTCGAACGTAAACTAGATGCTGCTCTTCGGGGCCAGCTTAAGGCACCCAAGTCAGATACAGAAGTAGAAGCTTGGATTAAGGAATACCCTGAGTTCGCTGGAATTCTAGAAACCATCGTACAAAAGCGTATCACTGAAGCCACTTCTAAGACTAAAGAAAAACTAGAAGAAATCGAAACTAAGGGACGAGCGGTTGAAGCCGAGAAGGCCATCCTCTCCCTTAAGAAACTACATCCAGATTTGGATAAACTAACTAATAGTGAAGCATTCCATGCTTGGCTACAGAATCAGTCACAGAGATATCAGACGGCCATTTATGGCTCTCTCGATGTTGACGAGGCTGACTTTGTTATCTCCAAGTACAAGGCTCAGAAACGGGGTCCTAAGTCGTCTCAGGGAGACACTGAAGATTTCAACGCTAATGACGCTGCCAAGGTGGTACGTCAGTCTGCAACTGTTGATGAACCTTCGAGTGACGGTGACTATGAATTTAGTGAATCGCAGATCGAGCGTGAGTCCAAGAAGAATAGCCGTTGGTTCGATAAGAACGAAGAAGCTATTATGAAGGCTATGCGCGAGGGTAAGATCCTCATGGACCTTTCGGGTGGTGCCCGTTAAGTTCTGAGTCTTACTGACAGAACATAATCACAGAAGACAACTCATAAGAATTAGCCCCTCCCCTTCGGGGGAGACTTACCTATACCTTTATGACCTCTCTAGTAGATTTTGATCTTTGTTACTATCAATTAACAAACAAATCAATATTTAATAGGAGAATACAAAATGGCATTTCCAAGTGCATCCGGCTACGGCAACCTTCCTAACGGTAAATTTAGCCCGGTAATCTACTCGCAGAAAGTACAGAAGCAGTTCCGCAAGAAGTCTGTTGTTGAAGACATCACGAACTCTGAGTACTTCGGTGAAATCTCTAACTACGGTGACTCGGTTCAGATCATCAAAGAACCTGAAATTGCAATCAGCAAGTATGCCCGTGGCACTCAGCTGACGTCTCAGGATCTTGAAGATCAGGACTTCACCCTCATTGTTGACCGTGCAAACTCCTTCCAGTTTCAGGTTGATGACATTGAAAAGAAGCAGTCCCATGTCAACTGGATGGATATGGCTACGGACCGTGCGGCTTACAACCTCGCACAGGAATTCGACTCTGACGTACTCGGCTATCTGACGGGTTACGAAAAGTCCCCTACGACTGGCCTCTGGGTTGCTCGTTCGGCTCCTGTCGGTACGAAGTCTGAATCCACTGCTGACTCTGACGAACTCTTCGGCATTCACAAGCTGAACCGTTCGCACTTTGTAGCTGCTGGTGCAACGACTGACTCGATTGCTGTTGGTACTTCTGGTACCTACGACGCTACGCCTCTGGCGATCCTGAACCGTTTCAACCGCCTGCTCGACCAGCAGAACGTTGACAAGGAAGGTCGTTGGGTTGTAGTCGATCCGGTCTTCCTCGAAATCCTCATGGATGAAAATTCGAAGTTCGTTGATCGTGACTTCCAGGAAGGCGAACAGCTTTCTAACGGTAAGATCTCGTCCTCGAAGATCCGTGGTTTCCGCGTCTACTCCTCGAACAACCTCGCTTATGTGGGTAACGGTCCGGGCGTAGCAGACAACAACGGTTCGGCCACCGACTACGGCTTCATCGTTGCTGGTATTGATTCGGCTGTTGCTACGGCAGAGCAGATCAACAAGACGGAAAGCTTCCGTTCGCCCTTCGGCTTCTCGGATATCGTTCGTGGTATGCACATGTACGGTCGTAAGATCCTGCGTCCGCAGGGCCTTCTCCGCGCTGCTTACAACAAGAACTAATCATTAGGCTAAGGAGAATATACAATGGCTACTATTACTACTCTCGCTAACGCTGCCGGTCCTGTCGGTACGTCGGCTCGTGTGATGGACAACTCGACCATCGCTTACAAAGTCTGGAAGGAAGTAGACCTCGCTGCTGCTGCAACTGCTAAGGGTTCTGCCCTTGCTGTCGCTGACGTAATCGAAGTCCTCCGCCTCCCGGCTGGCTCGGTAATCCTTGCCGCTGGTGCACAGAAGACTGCTGCTATGACTGGCACTTCCATCGATGCTACGTTTGACGTTGGCACCGGTGTGGACGTTGACCAGTACGTAGACGGTTGGGACTATGATGCCGCAGCCGTAGGTGGTTATGCAACCCCGCTTGGTGTTCAGCTTGCTCAGGTCCTCACGGTCTCTGACACGCTCGACATCACGATTGCTACTCAGACCGGCACCATCACTGGTGGTAAGGTTCTTGTGTGGGCAGTTGTTGTCGATCTTAACGTCGAACAGCGTGGTGCTATCGCACAGCCTAAGTCGTAATTAACTCTAGGGTGGGGGGCTTCGGCTCCCCATTTCTTTAATAAGGGGGTTAGTTATGGATAACATAGAACAACGAATTTCAGTACTCGAAAGCTGGAGAATAGGCGTAGACGTAACCCTCGGTAAATCTGAGGTCCATCGTGATAACGTAGAACAACAGCTATCGGATATTAAAATGGAAATCAAAGAATTCAAAGAGACTGTAAAGAAACTGAACTTCACAATCTGGGGTGCAGTCATAGTCATCTTTGTCAAGTTCGCCCTCAGTGGTGGATTGGCCAATTTCACAAATATCATTTAAGGAGAAGTAAATGGCTCTTCAATATTCGGACCTCGTTCGTAACGCCAAACTCGATGCTGTAGAGTCCACGACTGGAACCTCTGCAATCCTCACTATCCGTACGGGTGCTGCTCCTGCCAACTGTGGCACTGCTAACTCTGGTACGGTTCTTGCAACTGTTACCCTTCCTTCGGACTGGATGAACGCTGCCTCTGGTGGTACTAAGACACTCCTTGGAACTTGGGCAGACACTTCGGCTGACGCCACTGGTACAGCAGCCCACTTCCGTATTCATAACTCGGCAGGCACTGTTTGCCACATTCAGGGTACCGTTGGTACTTCTGGCGCAGACATGATTGTTGACAATACCTCGTTTACGGCTACCCAGTCGTTCTCGGTTACTTCATTTACACTGACTGCTGGTAACGCCTAATAAAAAGGAGGGTTCCTCGTGACTCTAAGCATCTGGAACCACTCCACTAAAACTTATAGTGGAACTGTACACGACGACGGTGAAGGCACTCTGTCACTGGGATTTGTGTTCTGCGTATTTGAGCCCACCACCGTTACCCATATCTATTTTTGGAAGGTGGCTACCGATACGGTTACATCTCGCACAGTCACTCTTTTTGACAGCAGTGGATCTCCGTGGGAAATCGGGACTTCTTCTAGTGAACCGACTGGCACTGCACAATGGATTGCCGTACCACTAGATAGCCCAATCTCCCTAGACGGTAATGGATTCGATGAGATCTTCGTTGCCGCTGTCGAATACGACCAGATGGAATATCCTGCCATATCATTCGGCCTCGCCGATGGTGTATACTCAGCAGACGGTAAAGTCTATGCCCTGAGTAATGGTGAAGCAGTAACATACTCTGGTGTCGGCAACGGTCGTTATTCGACCTCTGGTGGTTATCCGGGTAGCACGATTTCATCCACAGACTATTATATCGATATTGGCTATGCCGCTCCAAACCCTGCTTGGGACCCACTCGCAGGACACGATATTACTACTTTCAGCACTTATCAGGGTGTTCCGAATGCGCGTGTCACGACTGCAACACTCTCTGACTTCTTTGCTCAGAGTGTTACTGACGACAATCTTCTGTCGACCACTGGTAAATACTACTTTGAAATCGATGTCATAAACCTTGACACTACAGTCGATAGTGGTTCCAGTACTTATACCCTATTCTCTGTCGGAAGTGCATCCAGCAGTGGTTATCTGACAATTGGATACGACAACCAGACTGGTACGTCCCTCATCATAGATAACGACAATACGTCTAGGTCAATAACTAATCTCGTCGATGGTGACAAACTTTGTTTTGCAGTCGACAACGTAAACCAAAAGATTTGGATACGAGTCAATAACGGTGCTTGGGGTGACAACGTTAACTCCACTGGTAATCCGGCGACTAACACGAATGGTAAAGACTTTAGTTCAGAAGCTACATTCTATGGTAATGTATCTAAGATCGATATGTACAGCACCATTGGTAATTTCGACATCGGACTACGTACCAATAGTGCCACCTACACTGCACCGTCTGGATTTATTTATGTAGACGGAACCGATCCTAGTATCACTCCACCCACGTATCAGTCTTCTTCAACCACGACTTATGCGTCTCGTACCAACACGACTGTCACGGCCCCTACTGGTATTGCCAATGACGACATCCTGATTGCAACAATCTTCACTGGTCGTAACGCAAGTTCTGGTGGTGTACTGACTCCTACGGCACCTGCCGGGTTTACACTCATTGACAGTACTGCCGTCTATGACGCGAGTGGTGATATCTTCCATGGCAAATTGTCTGCCTATTGGAAACGGGCTTCGTCTGAAAGTGGAAACTATACGTTTACCCATTCAGCGGGATCTAGCCAAGCGGTAATCCTCAGATACTCTGGTTGTCCGACCTCTGGTTCACCAGTCGATACCTACTCAAAGGCGTCGATGAATGCACCCGGCTCTAATGTCGCAACGGCCCCCGGAATTATATCTATCTCTAATGACCTGTTTGTCTGGTTGTCACACGACTGGGCAGCATCTGGTGCTTTGTCTCCACCGACTGGATTTACCGAAAGGTCTGACAGTCTTGTATATACGGCAGACAAGGTTCAGGCTACTCCGTCAGTCTTGACTAACAACATCTCTCAAACCAACGGTAACGGCGGTGCTGGAAATCCTTGGGGTGTTATACTCGTTGCTCTGAAGGGTATTTCTTCAGCCGGTCCTAGCCCGATTGCTGGTACTCTGGCTGTCACAGAAGCAAACGACACTATCTCTTCTGCCGCCAAGATTGCCGTAAAGGGTACTCTCTCGGTTACAGAAGCAAGCGATACCGTTACCTCGGCTACCGCAAGGGGTCGTATAGCGACTCTCGCAGCGACTGAAGTTTCTGACTCTGTATCCTCTACCGCCAAGATTGCAATCAAGGGTACACTTTCTGTAACGGAAGCAAGTGACACGGTAGCCTCCCTAGCTGAAAGGGGTTCTGTTGCCACACTGGCGGTCACTGAAGGCAATGACACTCTCAGTGGTACTTCGGTACTCGCACTGAAGGGGACGCTCTCTGTGAGTGAATCTGACGACACGCTGAGCTCTACTGGCTCCCTGAGTCTGACGGGTGTTATTGGTGCATTCTCGGTGACAGAAAGTAACGACACACTGTCGAGTCTTTCTACTGTGGCCATTGTTGGTTTCTTGGCATCGAGTACTGAAGAAAACGATAGTCTCACGAGTGTCTCCAAACTTCTTATCACTTCGTCAAGTACGATGGTGTCAGAAGCAGGCGACACATTGGCCGCTGTGGCTAAGATTGCCCTTAAGGGTAGTCTCACGGTGACCGAGGTCGGTGACACTCTGGCTGGGAATATGTGGAGGGAACTACGAGGCAACCTATCAGTGGGTGAAGCAGATGACGTCCTCTCTTCGACTGGTGTACCCGGTTCTAAGGCTACCCTAGACATAATCCAAGAAGATGACATTCTCAATGCCTTCCTCGAACCCACACCGGGTATTCTCGGTTATGTGTTTACGCTCGACGACGCCGACACCATGACTAGTACAACACTCATGGGTCAGTTCGGTTCTGCCAATCTCTTTGACGCAGATGATACTATGATAAGTCTTGCCAAGATCTCCCTCAGGGCTGATCTCACGGTGACTGAAGGTGATGACACCGTTGCA